GAAGGAGCACAGTACGATTCCATCAACCAGGACGGTGGCATGAACAGCCAAGGCATTACAGGAATGTCCATGGCGGTTCTTGAGGCAGCAACCCCTGACCAGTTCGTTGAAATTCCTGGCATGGGAAACATGCCTGTCTTCGTTGACACAAGAGGAAAATACGGGGTTAAGGGCGCGGCATACTTAACGAAAAGTGATCTTGAAAAAGCTTTATTCGATCCTAGAAAATCACAGCTTGAGATATTCGAGACAACACTTGGACTGATGCTGGCAAGAAGCCGTCAGCCAACCGGTCGTATGTTGGCGGATGTTTTGAGACGGTCCTTTGCTGAAACACAAATGACTTCGATCCTGGACTACGCATCTAACAGTCCGGAGGCGGTCATTGGAAAGTACATGGGTCTCTACAATGAGATCTACACCAACATGACTGGCGCACTTGACATGGCTGGATTCATACCAAGCGAAGGAGCAAGAACAAGAGGGGATCAAATAGTAGCTACTAAATCCTTTGATGTTCCTGGATCAAAAGAAATGGCGCAGCATTACTACACCGTTCGTGACTTTGAAATGAGGCAGGGAAACAGTTTATATAACACATTTGGACATGACATTCTAGGAATTGGAATTCCATCCTATGGTGACTGGGCAGGAGGTCTAGGCGCAGTCGTGGGCGTGGACAACGCGGAAACAAGTAAGAGTCTTCAGGAGACTGTTGATTTTTACGACCAATATTTTGATTAATTATGGCAAACGAAGAGATTATTAAACGATATCAGGAGAGCGTCTTTGGGCAAGGTCCTACAGGAGCAGCGGACGAGACCTTTACAAGTGTCTCTGAGACAGGAATTCCTGTCACACAGGCACAGGACATTATCCAGAGAAACCAACCATGGGCAACGGATCTTCCGTTGGCGCCATTCCAGGCATTAGGAAACGTTCTTCTGCCAGGACAGCCGTTCGGAAAGGACAACAGATGGCTGATGAACGCGGAGCAGAAAAAGATTCACGAGGCAAGACAGCTAGAATCACAGGCCTATATGAAAAAGAAAGACGAGGTCCGTGATCGATTAGGAATTATTTTTGATAAGGCGCAGAAAAGAATTGACGAAACAAATGATCAAGCCAAGAAAGATGAATACAGAAAGATGGTCCTTAGGGCTAAGAATGATATTCTTGCAGCTTCAGGGCTGACGGAGGCGGACTTCGCGCCAGTGAGTGCGGATACCTATTCCCTCTACGATGAGGCAGGACTGTTCACGACCGCTCCAAATCCCTATCCCGTTGCGGAAGCGGCTGGTTACATGGGACTTGGAACCTACGGAAGCATCAAGGGATTCAACAAGGGAGTCAATCTAGGACTTGTCAAGAAGTTTATGCAGGGAGCGAGCAAGGGATTTGTCAGAGGAAAGGGCGGATTCTGGGGCCGTGCTGCAGGGGCGATCGTTGGAGGAGCACTTGGCGTAGGCGCCGCGGACTTCGGATACGAAATAGCGCTTGACATCATGAACCGTGCCGGAAAGGCAAAGGCATACATGAAAATGGATCCAAAGGAACGAACCGGATTAGTGAATTCAATTGTGAATCCTATTCTGGCACTCACGCCCGAGGCGTTGACCTTCGGGGACGAGGGAATCAACAGGCCATCCCTACCAGAGAGAACCCAAAACGCAGTTGATGCGATGGTATTTGACGCCGCAATCAGCACTGCATTCTTTGGAGTGCGACCAGCCTATCTTATAGCAAAGAAATTTGGAGGAGCAATTGGTGGATTAAAGACAAAGCCACCTGCATCACAGCTTTATCGGGGCGAAGATGCGCTATCAAAAGAATTATGGAAAGACTTGGGTGCTCCTACACCGCATGAAATACTTGCGGCGGAACAGGCACTGGCGAAGTTTGACCCTACTGACATTGTAAAAGTATCAAAGAAACCAGGAGCCATATGGGCTAGTGGAGCAAGAAATCTGCCGGTGACGGAAAAAATTCAAATGAACATTCCTTTCATAGGTTCTGCGGCGACGCGGCTGATGAAATCAAAGGCATTCAACTGGCTTGGACCGGCATCAAATAAATCTCAGGAATGGCTACCACCACTCGAAACAATTGCGGGTACGACACTGCCAAGATATTCAGTGGCAGGACGACCTTACATCGGAACATTTGTAAACGCCTTCCAACGTGTTCCAGCGTTCGGCGGACCAATAAGGGCAGGCGTTCAAGCGGCTGGCGAGGCTCAAAGAATTCGCGCAATCAACATGCTTGGACGATTCGCGCCATACATCAGCACCATGGAAATGGGTGTTGACTATCTTAAGCTTTCAGGAAAGGCGGCGGAAGGATTCAGGGCCGCGGCAGTCAATTATGACAAACAGATTTACGAGGCGGCGAAGAGTGCAGGCGCGATCATCAGTGATGACGCATTAGTCGCGACCACGAAGGAGATTCTTCACCGTGCTTCCAAGCTCACAGGAGATGCAAGAAAAGCCTATGGACCATTCACCCAGTGGCTTAGAAAACATGTCCTCAAGGCGGAGGAAGGATGGGAGACGGGAACTACAATCCTCAACCCAGGACGACGAAGCATTGGGGAATTCTATCAGCTGAAAAGAAGAATGGATAAGGCATGGGCGAGCAAGAGTTGGCAGAAAACAGCGGAGACAGGACAGCTAGGCGATGACATTGAGGCGCTTTACAAGGCGTTTGAAACGGACATTGGAAGCCTAGGAAACACGCCATTCAAGAATGTTACCAAGCTGTGGAAAGAATACGAGAACTTCCTCAGCAACGGCATGTTGCTGTGGGGAACGAACGCCGGAAAGGCGATGCAGAATGTCAAGCGGTACGGTTTCAACGTGGTGATAGGAAACAATCCTTCACGCGCAGGACAGCAAATGTTTGACACACTCATTGAATCAACGGCGGCAGGAAAACATTCCGGTGCGTTCATCAAGGAAAACCTAAGGGCATTAAAAAACATCGTGGGCGATAAGGCCTACAACAAGGGATTGGGTCATCATATAACCAAGCTGATCGACGATTCAATTTCAGAGGTGGAAGGAATTTTGTACATCAACCCTGACCTTTTAAACAGCGCACTCGGACTCGGAAAAAGCGGAGGAAGAATGCAGCAGTTCTTCAAGGAAGCCCTTCCAGGACCAGTCGTAACGGAATACAAGATCTTCAATCCCGCAAAGGGACGATGGGAGAATTTCTACGAAGACCTGTGGGGCCCAGTTACGCAGATGACAAAAGCAGCGGAAAGGACACCAGGAACTATCTTCGGGGAAAATGTCAAGGCAATACAGACACAGCTTCCTAAGTTCGAGGACTTTAAGAATCTAGCCACGGTCCTTGACCGGGTATTCAAGTACGGAATGCCGGCGCAGAGCACATTCCTTGCGCGTTCAACAGTTCTTCAAGGACCAGTTGGCGCAATGAAATCTGGCTCTCCGTTAGGTGCCTTCGCGGCAGCTTATGGATCTTCTGCTGCAGGATTCTCTGCACTAGGAGCCGTTGGAGCGGTCGCACCTTTCTTTGGGTTTAGGTATCTAGGAAAGATTGTTACCAATCCAATCCGCATGAGAAACTGGACTAACGCCATGGATGACACCCTACCTGAAGTACTTCGACTGAGAAATTTCACAAGGCTGATCCAGGCGATGCCGGATGAGTACGAGGAATGGACAGCGACGCTGAAGGACATGGAAACAGCGAGCAGAAACAACAACATGAAACAGCAAACAAAGAATACAATGTCAACAGCCATTGGCAACATGAACAAGGCCCTTCCTGACATACTGGGAAAAATAGGACAGGGAATCGATAAGGCAAGAGACATCCCTTACGTGACGGCACCTCCGTGGAAAGGGGGAGGAGCTCCACCACCGGAGATGAACCTTGACCAGATTCCTGAAGCCTACAGCAGCGGATCGGAGCTTGGGTCTTCCATAACAGGAAGCAACGTTATGAATCCAGGTGCGGCGGCGTCCCTCTACACAGGCGACACCGATGCGGCACTCGCGAACCAGTACGGAGGAATGAACGAGGGCGGAATAGTGAGCAACCCCGTGATGGGGAACGACGGCAAGTTCACGGAACCCCAGAAGGGAATCAATGACAACCCCTTCATGAAGAACGCCAAGGACAAGGGCATACTGGGAGTGATGTAATGGGATATACACCTAAACAAAATTATGAAGCAGCTAAAAATCGAATAAAAGCAGGAGTTCCTTTTGCTGGAGACGTAGATCTTGTTACTGAATATGAATCAAACATAGATTCATCAGGAGGAGGTTTTTATTCAGCGGCGGCAGCTACATTAGACGAGCCCCAAGGAGATCTTCTCACTAATTTTTACAGAAATTTATACAACACGGACGAAGAGGAAACTTATGAACCTGGCACTCACATGTATGAATGGGACAAGTTTATCTACCCTAATTCCCCATCCACGGACATGTATCATCAAATGGCGATGTATAACAAGATGGAGAACGAAGCACCAGAAGGTAAATGGGCGAAGAGGCTTTACGGTTTAGCTAATTATCCAAAAATAATATTTGGGTCTCCCATTAATGATTGGGGACAGGGTTTTCTTGACTACGGAATTGATCAGAAACAAGGAAATCTTAAGGGATCACTTCTTTCTTATCTTGCCGATCAGAATCCTATTCCACAAGGAATAGAAAGACTCAAGGGCGCCAATGAATTTATTAAAGAATCTTGGGGGGGAGAAACCAGCCCTGAATTTAGTGAAGCTTACAATCAAACCGTTGAAATACCAAGAAACATAGAGCGAACAGCGGGTCGCGTTGATCCATCAGGAAATGTTATGGCGTATGGATTAAACGGGGGTGGAATAGTCAAAGATAATGATGACTATTATGACTATGATCCTTCTACTTTTACTAACTTGTCCATGCGGGGCGATTCAAGTACACGGTATCGTGGATCTGAAGAAGATTCATGGGACACGGAATTTTGGACTGCTAGGAATCCAGATACGAATCAAGCGATAACTGAATCTCTTGTTTATCACGGCCCTGACATGATTTCAAATAGATTTGTAGAACCAAGCGGTCAGTGGAAGGACTATGCTACTGGTGAGGAAGGTCAATTAAAGGGGCCTCAAACATGGATGTACGATCCTCCAAGAGGCGTTGCTGGAACTGACCTGGCACAATCCCAATGGAAAAAACAAGAGAACATGGAAAAAACAATCAAGTCTTTGGAACTTCGACCTGAGTTTGAGGGCTGGACACATGATGAAATTAAATATTGGCTTATCAATCAAGCCAGGGCAAACCGTGGAGGCATAATAGGGTTACTATAATGGCAGACGAAAAAATGTTACAGAACCGTGAGGACATCATCAAGATCGAGGGGCAGCTCAAGCTCATCAACCAGAAGCTTGACAACCACATCTCTCACCTTTCAGCAAAAGTTGACACGATCTTCAGGATCGTGTGGACGGTATCGTTCGGCGTGATGGCGTTGATTCTTCGTGCCGCCTACGTGGGGATAATGGGATAATGGCTGATTACACAATAGGATCAGGAGTATTTGACGAACCACGTACCTCATGGGATAATCCACAGTCTTGGTTTCAATCTGGTGTCGCGGAAGAAGTTTTATACGATATAGTAAAGGACCAAGGAGGACATCCAGAGCAACAACAAGCAAGTTATGATTACCTTGGAGGATTGGACTGGGATGAGATGAGACATGAAGATGCCTATTATAGCTTGAATGATCCAATGTATAGAATTTTCAATCCTCGGCAGGCCTACGTTGGAGTAGGTGGAAACATGCCGTTGGGGCCTGGAAATCTAGGATGGAGTGCACAATACGACGTTGATGATAATAATCCTCTGTTAAAATTGATGTACTCAATGCAGTTTGGAGGTCCGTAATGAACTATGATAAATTATTGGAGTCAGTAAAAAAACACGAAGGGTTTAGGGACCACGTGTATCTGGACTCACTTTCCAAACGCACCGTGGGCTACGGCCACCTCTGCGTGGAGGACCACTGGGAGGACGGAAAAAAATACGACAAGGAATATCTGGAAGAGATTCTGGAAAAAGATTTACAGAGTGCCATCACTCAGACGCATGAGATGTGCAAGGACTTAAAGATTTCGGATGACGCAAAGACTGTCATCTGTGAGCAGATTTTTCAGCTTGGGGGGAGAGGAGTTTCCAAGTTTAGAAAAATGTGGGCCGCGCTTCGGGAGGATCCGCCAAATTATTTCGAAGCGCACGTCCAGATGCTGGATTCACGCTGGGCCAAACAGACGCCTGCGCGCGCGAAGGAAATGGCAGAACAAATGCAGAACGCAGGATAGGATATGGGAATATTTATAGAACAACTTAATCCGGCACCAGGACCTTGGAATGAATTTAATCCTCATCAAGCTAAACGACCCTCAGGACCACCCTCAGGGTCAATTCCCATATGGAACAGGCACCTACCAATGGGGGATCCGCTTATACAGCATGATCCCAAATGGGATGACAAGGACTACATGGCCTCGGTAGGGATGGGAGACATAGAATTTGAAATGGACATGTATGATTATTTAACCGAAAACAATGACCAACTCGCCCTTCAGGGACTGCGCGAGCATAATGAGTACGGAGGACCCTTTAGATACATGGACATGCGTCCTCAAAACCGCGAAAGATATTTAGGTCAATTTATACACGAAGGTCCGTGGGGTCCACGTCGAATTGACATGAACCTGGAAAATCTGATAGACATGAATGAAAAATCCCGCATTGGAATGCGCGGAAAAGTTCCCCATGAAATTGATGAATCAGGGGAATGGGGATTAAGGAATGCCATCTTTGACCTCTACGGGCACGAATATGGACACGGGATCAACGTT